ACACAAATTAAGGATACGTGCACAACCTATACCACATCAAACTAGCTGTGGAGAACTAGGGTAGTTATGGATACCAGCCCGTATATCTAAATTATATTAACACTAGGTTCTGAGATAAAATCTTCAAGAACCGTAGTGAAATAAGTACTCCTAGGCATTTGGGCAGAAGGACCATAACATTCCTGATAAGTATTAATGATAAGAGGAACTAAAGAATCAAAAACTCCTTGCCCATGTAGAGCTAGTTCTCTAACAACAGACTGAACTTTAGTACCCAAAATAAATTCGGGATCAGTTTTATTAGTCCATTGAATCATTTCAGTAAGGGTTTCCATCCGCAAAGGAGCAAGATGTCGGCCCAACAGAGGTTCAAACCTAAACTTACGCTTTAAAAATTCGACCTCATTATAAGGGCGTAGAGGTAATGTACTGATAGTCTTACTCTCATTAGTATATCCGTAACCCATACTAGGCATAAAATTCGAGATAGTAACCTCATTAAATAAGTCAGAAACGTAACTAGAAGGACCAATCATGTTATCATCACCTACAAAGCAAGCTACTACGTGATCATCAAAAACAACCTTACGAAAAGGTTTAACTAACTTAACAAAAGCATACCTAAAAAGAAGCTCATTTATAATGGTATTTATAACAGAAGTGAGGGGATTCCCAGAAGGCATAGCACCTTCCCACAAATAAACTTTACCTTCAATGATATGTGCTGAACGAGCTATACATTCAAAAAGAGTAACCCTAGCAGCAGAATAAGAATCATCGTACCACAAATTAATTAGCTTACAAACACACATAATGAGTTGATAGGTGTGTGAACCATCAAACCAAGTATAATCACCGGCAAAAATTTCTGGACCAAATGTAGTCATGTGCTTAAATAGCAATTCCCATTCTTCGGAAGTTTCATCTATGCCTAAACCAGAGTTGTTTTTTATACGGTTCTTAGTCATACTTGACATAAAGGAACCACAAAGCATTCTAGCAACAATAATCATCTCGATTGGAGCACCAGAAATAAGGCGTGAATCAAAATCAACAACCTTAGATATTTTGAGTAATTCAGCTTTAAGAAAATCAACAAACCACCAATCAGGACGCTTATAGGCCAGCATACCTTTAATAGTAATTTCAGTTTTCTTTTTTAATTCTTTCACCCTATCTAATTCAAAATCAGGTGGGTTACTAAAGAAAACAGCTTTATTTGGATAGTCTTTACACAAGGGGTAACCTAAGCTGGTGGCCATGTTTAAACCACCAGCTTCTTTTTCATCTAAAACTCCAATAACGGCTTCCTCAAAAGTCCATATAGGTTTCTGGTAGAAACCATAGATTCGTTTTATGTGATCTAATTTTTCATAAATCACATAATCCAGAATCTTGTCTTCCAAAAGTATAGTATTATTACAGTATTTTCTATAAACCGAAATTTTAGGATCATGGTCGACGTCACCGAAAAGCTTAGAAGGACGTTTCAAGGGTGGATAATCAACAAATTTACCAAACATTTTTGAACGGACTAATATATGTTTAGAACCAGAGGCTGGAGGATTTGGACATACACCAATACACTTAAACTTAGATAAAGGACTGACACCGATGCTATTAGGCAAAGGTATTCTGTCTCCAGTAAATTCCTCGATCAAAGTGTAAAGTAGTTCCTTAGTAATAACGGCTCCCCAGCCGTGATCATCAAGACCACATGCATGAACTCCAGCAAATATATTATTATTAGTACCAGTGCTCAAAACAGTTACAATGGAACCACAATCACCTGGACCAACTGGTATAGTGTGTTCAATACTGCGTTGTATAACATAATCAAGACCTTGTTCTTTTGAATAAACAGCTGTAGAAGTTCTCATCATGCCATAACCTATATGAGTAATATGTCGACCAGTAAAACTATCAATTCTAACATGGAGAGAGCTTTGACGGTCTAGATAGCTCTGTTCAACAAAATATTTCATAATGGATTTATGTGGTTGTACCGCTGTAGGAATCCTTAATATAGCTATATCTTGTTTCAATGAGTCATGATTAGTATAAGAAGATAAAAGAATATCACCAAGACACATGGAGAACTTTTTCAGACCAGAAAAAGAAGAGAAAATAACCTCAAGATTGTGTCTATCAGGTTCCTCTAAAATGGCTTTCTTAAATCTCAAGAGAAAATGATTAGGTATTATGGCATAATTAACATCCTTCACAGTATGGAAAATAGTAACAATGCCCCATTTCTGAAAAGGAGCATCAGCTCCTGATCTAACATTCACTGTATAAGAGTTAGAGGATAATTTTGAGTTAGCTAGAGCATTTCCATTAGGATCGTAACCATGAGGCTTCGTCATAGTAGAATGCATAAATCCTTGACTCATAGAAGTCTTAGGCATGCCTATATTAACGCTATGTGGTTGTTTAGTTGGAAGCTTAAATAAATTAGTTATATAACCGGAAAACTGCTGGAGTAAACCAGCTGTGGAAGCCATAACTAAAATCATAGAAAAATTATCAATATTGTTCTTGTTATCATGATAAAAATCAATGACTTTTCTGAAAACAAGTTCCTTTAGACCATAGGAATTGAGCAATAAAGTCTTAATAACCTCATTTTGTTTTGTCCAGATAGAATTGGTTGGTTTTATATCAGGAAAATCGACTAGACTAATCTCTAAATCATAATAGCATAAGTAAAGCTCATCTACTGAAAGATCATTAACCAAACCTGATTTCAAATCTTCCAGGAAATTTTCTCTAAAATTCTTGATAATATGACTAGAGCGCCACAAAGAGTTAGTGTCATCATTAACACCTGAGACCATACTATAAAGTTGATCAACTTTATCATTCCCCAAAAATTCGAGAAGTAAAGTGGATTCCCCAATGACCAGAGGGTCTTCTTGGGACAAAGGTGGAATGTTAATAGTTGGATTGTCAGTCAATTTGATAGAGCAGCGTTCCTGAAAGGCTTCTTTAATGTTATCTAAATCATCAATTCTAGCCTGATGCCATTTGGTTTTCTGTATAGATTTAAAATGAAGTAATTCAACAAGATCATAAAAAGTATAACGAATCGGACTGATAATGGAACCTGTTAAAAGATCAATAGGAATAAAATAGGTCATATCTGGTGGGAATATAGTAGAACCACTTAGACCTACAGGCAAACGGGTAGGGTCTAAAACTCTATCCCAAGGATTGCTGGGGGGTTTCCCATTAGAATCTAATAAGCAATAACTATCAGCAGGCACACTCAAAACAGCATAATCAAACCTACGAGCAACAGCCTCTGGATGTTTAACTGATTGAGTTTGGATACGATTCTCATTAGAAGTCGCAATAAATATTTCGGGATGAACAAAAACTTTGCCTTTAGACTCAACATCAGCCATATTAGCTTGATAAGGTACTGAATTAATAGTACGTATGACATCCATAATATCAGAATCAGGATCTCCGGCAATATCAAACTCCTGAAGAAAATCATCATTTATGATTATTTTGTGCTGATTATTCAAACCATCATGGTATTTACCTTTAGTCTTCATCCATATCAGTTTAGCAGGATCAGTATCATCAAGAAACTCATGTGGAGAATCCTTAATCAATTTGGAAGCAAGCAACATTGCTATTGATCCAGCCGAATTGCTTTTACCACAACCAGCAGTACCACTAATAAACAAAGTAGCTGGTTCTTTACGCAAAAATGTAGTGGGGGTTCCTTTATTAAGCATATGAACCTTTATATCAGTAAGACGTTTAAGGTCATTGTTAAGTAATCTGAGATATCCTTCGTTTGATCTAGTACGAGGTGTATCAACAATCATTGACCTGACCACACTAACGGTATTATCAACGTAAGAGTAATTCTGAGCTGTCGGATGAAAATCATTATTCCATTGCGCGGTCTCGATATAGTCCAAACGTTTTTGAAGTAGCTCAGAGGCTACATCAGCATTAGAAAGAAAACTGGTTAGACGTGACCTACCAAGACATTTCATGTTAACAAAATTAATGACAGAATCAATAACTTTGAAAACAAGTTTTATGATATCATTGAGATTATCTTTGACACGAGACCAATCTGACATACCTTTAAAGAAATTAGTAGCGGTAACGGTCTTTTCCCCCAATAACATAGATAGAGCAAAAACAGAAAGTGCTGAACCTATATCCTCAACAGAAAAGGAATTTGGTCCATGGGGTTCTGCTGCCTCTACACCACCTGGATTAACGCGAGCAGGATTATCGCGGATCCGGTCATCAATATACTTATTAGCAAAATAAACATGATGTAATGGAATAAAATAAACCAAAAGATCACTTGATAATTTTGAGCCAAAAAGATAAATAGCACCTACAGTAGTAACGTAGGCAGCATAGGAAGCCTTAGTGTTAGTAACTAAATGATAATAAAAGGCTGCTGTATAAGAGACTGTCTGTAAAATAGAATTGTTCATAAATGCTTTTAGATTAACAAATATGGGACTATCAAAATCCATAACAAAACCAGGGAATAAAGTTCTAAACCAGTTCATATTACGGAATTGATCTGGATCAAAAGGTAATTCTTCCTCAGGAGCAGGAGGAGGGGAAACATAATCAGCAATACGAGCGAAGCCACCAAAGGCTCCATTTATATTAGGATTGTCATTAACCCTATTAAGGGATTGAGCTACTGAATGTAGTCCAAGTGGATCAAACCAGGCGTGAGGAATGGCTACACGCTTGAAATCGCGGGACTCAGAAATTTTAATTTCTTTATCCATCTGGGATAAACTCTTAAACTGTTTAGACAAGGGACTAATAAAGTTAATGCTGTTCGATGCATGCGCATTAGCTTTAGAGTTTCTAATAATAGTTTGAATTTTCTTCCGATTTCGTAAACGATTTATATTTGGGATTAAAAACAGCTCAGGTTGAGTCAAGTTCTCAAATTTTTGGCTAGAAGGGTTTGTCCGTTCAATAGCAGATTTAAAAGTAATAGAAGAGTTGTTCATAATGTTGTAATTGTAATTGTTTAAGGTGCAGGATAGTTTTGAAAGTCATACCGTCGTCGGACTTGGGCTACATGCCCGCATGTGTTATTACGATGGTTCCTGGGTACAAAACCAGGATATCGATCAACCAGATATAATAAAACAAAATAAACTCTAACACAGGGTAGTGTCCAAAAGGGCACTTCGTGTTATTTTAGAAAGATCAGAATAATGAGTTCTTTAAGAAATGGGTCTAAACAGACACCACCAAAATCAATCGAATATAAAATTGTTAAATTAATTCAATATGTTGTGTAACGGCTAAAAACGTTCTCTCAAATGAGAGGCGATACTACAAAGTATAATATTTTTGGGGGACCAAAGAAAAGGGGTCCTAAATTTTAAGGCAAATTGAAAAGTAATTTGTTCTAAGCAGCTATGCAAGAATAAACAAAACCTAATATACCAAATATAAAATAAAATAAATATTACTATAAAGAAAATATTTTCGATTATAATATAATGTCATAAAGATAATGTTTAGCAGTTAAGTGTCAGCAAAACACAAAACATATTGACCGG